TTCATTTATAATTATTCGCGCGAAATTTTTTGCTGCCTCTTCTATTCGTTTCCAGCTTTTTATTCCCTTACCTAATCCGGTCACCATTTTAGTTAGCATATCAGTCATTGCATCTTCGAGTACATAAACTAAATTGGTTGATTCTAATATTTGATTTTGAAATTTTTCCCACCATAAATGGATGGGTGGCGGTTTCCAGTCTTTGTCTCCCAGAGCAGCTCTGTGTAGTCCTTTTTTATATGGTTGTTTGCCCCATATTGGTAATTCTGGTAATTTCTTTTTTTGGAGTCTTTGTTCGAGTTTTTTATTAACTTCTATTTGTAATAAAAGCCATTCCATATGTTTCATAAATGTTTTTCGTTGCCTTTCCTCAGTCCCAGGCGGTAACGGTTGCGGTTTGTATTCTTTTGCCGCTTTTTTTATTGCTTCTAATTCTTTTACTCTTGCTCTTGCCCTTGCTTGTATTATTTTTATGTATTTTTCCGTGACCGTTGACTTCGGCAAATCTTCGAAATCACCCAACATAAATTTTTCCCATTTTCCCGTAAGATCTAAATTTATCCCAGGTATTGCATCAATTATCCCAATAAGATCTGTAACAGCCTTTCCCGCTGCATATACAGCTGCCGTAAATAAATTTGCACCCTTCCACATTGCTACAAACATATCTTTTATTGCAATTAAAATCGTAAGCCAGATTGCGAATTTTCCGGCTACTCTAATAATAGGAGAATCAAGAAATTTTAATGTACTAGTAAGTTTATCAAGTTTTGCGAAAATTTCTGGATCTACTAGAGCTGCTAACTTTACACCTTCAGGTATAGATGTTATAGCTTTTTTCATAATTTTGATCTTACCAACAAAAATTGCAGCGAAACCCAACCAAATATTTTTTAGACCAAAAATAATCCCTATTAATTTCGTGAGGGTGTCTATAAATTTAATAACCTTTTCAGTGAAATTCTTCCAATCAACTTCCTCAAGTTTTTTTGCTAAATCCTCAATCTGATCACTAAAGCCAAGAACTATTCTGGCGCCAGCATGTTTTAAAATCTGATTAATATTCTCAAAAGTAGATTCAAGTCCCGATAATTTCTTAATATCGGCTTCATTGAAACCAATGCCGAGCTTATTTACAAATTCAACAACGCCGCCGAAATCTTTGTATTCATTTGCAAGGCGCCTAACGCTTTCCATGCCTCGATCACCGACAACTTTTGCTATTTTTGATTTATCGGTCCACTTCATTATTGTGGTGAGAGCTTCTTCCATCGACATATTAAGCAGGCCAAAACCTTCTGCTTTCGCACTATCTGATAATACAATAGATAAGCGCCTAAATACTCTTTCTAAATCGCTAGAAGTCACCCCAACCTTAGCACCGGCTATTTGTAATTTATCTATGGATGCCGCACTAATACCCAAAGCACCGGACAAATTATTTAGCTCATCAGCCCATTGAGTAGTATCTCGGATATAATTAGCTATTTTCATCACACCCAGCGCACCCACAACACCTACGACACCAGCCCGCATAGCAGTCCAAGATTTTGTTACGTTATTAACACTTCTCTGCATGCGTTTTGATGCCGAATCAGTCGCACGGCGCGCTTTAGCTAACGAGCGACGATATTGTGCATCATCGCCCTTTATTGCAATGCTTACGGCACCTATGTTTTCAGCCATATTATTCTAACTTGTTAGGAAATTGAGACATAAATTCACGTGCTTTTTTCAGATCAATATTTTTTGAGGGCTTACTATGAGAGGGAGGGGGAGCATTAAAGAGTTTTTTAGGCTCGTTAAATGCAATTGCTGTGAGTTTGGCGATCTCCAGGTCTCTCTCCCTTGCCGCAGTTATTAGATCAATTAAATCATTCAATGGGGTGTCCCAGATTTCTCTGACGGGACACCCATATTTCAATCCGAGTCGTTTGATGTAACTGATGCTAAAGGGATTGATTCATCACCTTCGCTCCCTTCTCCGCTGCCACCAAAAAACTCTTCGAATAAATGTGTTACTCGTGTAATCGCATCACCCAGATCGTCGATATTTTCAACTTCTTCCCGGGTAACGCCTTCCTGTTCTTGTGTGCGAAATAGCACACTTATCAGGGTTTTAGGGTGCATTTCCTGCATACTGTCCCCTAATTCTTGAACTGTTTTAATTCCACAGTCCTCAAATATGCGATTTAAAACACCTAAAGTTAATTTCATACATCCGTCCAACCGCCGTTAATACGGAATGTGGCACTTGCTGTCGCGACATCCTCATCCTGTGCAGTTACTGTAAATGATGTAATATATGCAGAAGCTGTTTTGTCTGCTGCACCGTTTATCCAACGCTGCAGGGTTACTTGGTTTCGAGCAAACATTGCAGTTTCAAGATCTTGCATGCCGCTGATAGTTGTATATAAACCATCGACATCAAGAGTTTGCTGAGCTCGGCCAATAACATATGCAGAATAATTTCCGCTATCTTTTGTGCTGACATCTATTTCGTTCCAGCTGTGATTCTCTGTATAGCCACGAGTTGCAGCCAACAGCGCACCATCAACGTAAACTAAGACATCTTCACCAATTATTTCAGCCATTTAATTTTTAATCCTCGTTATAATAGATAATATTTGCAGTTAAAATTTTTCCGATGACATCACGTTCTCCTGTAACATCAACAACTTGCACGATCGATTCTTTCGCGACNCCGGCACCGCGTAATCGATGTAGTGCTGTTTTTGCATCAAAAGTTACTGTTTCCAAAGTACTTCTTGATCCAGTATTATTAACAAAAAATGCCAGATCTACTAATATATTCTGCCCTTTTCCCGTTTTAGTATCAAAAGGAACCTCGCTGATTCGACGCACAATTACACACGGCAAATCAACTTGTTCACTTTCGCGGGGTTCATAAGTTATTATCCAACCTGGGGGCAATACATCACTAAGTTGATCGAACATAAACTGATATATATTTAATTCAGCCATGTTTAATTAAAAACTCGGTGAAGTGCCGGTCGTAGAAACGGACGCGGTGCCATTTTCCAAGTCCCGAATTCCAAGAATTTAGCATATTCTATATCAGCTATTAATTCTAGCTGTTTAACACTATATTCATATCTTACTGACCCTTTTAATTTGCCTGTCCGTAGATGCGGAGGATTTCCCGGACTGGACGCAGGAGGAAACGGTACCGAAATAGAACGTTGAGTATATTTCACCAGTTCTTTTCCCGCCAATATAAAAAAATCNTCNATTATCTTTTCATGACCATTTGTATTTAANTGTGCNGAATCCGTTTCTAATGANACTCGCATTATTTATTCTTTCTCAATGAGCAGGAGTAATTCACCTCGCACGCCATTTCGACTTTGCATCGTATTTCGTACAATATAATTAGTCGACATTATAACCAAGCGATCTCCCTTTTCTATATCCGCATCATGCCTAGCAATAGCCCGATATGTAACTTTGAAATTATATATCCGCGCTCGCATTAGATCTAGACTATTGGGTGTATGTAAAAACATCCTCTCATATCCATCCACCTGATAACTAGTTGTATAACCACCCATATCATCGGAAGTCTTGATGGGTTTATATACCGTTGCTCTGTATTTATAGGGCAAAGCGTGCTCTCCTCCGATCGCTAGCGTGCTCATTGAGAAGAGAACTAACGTTAGCAAAAATTTCGAGTTTTAATGCGTTTATCCAAATCACTATCAGATTTACCTGCGTTATATGTTACAACATATTCTAAGTTGTCTTCNAACAGTGTCGAATATACTATCCCCCGCATCTACACTGTCGATGCTATAATCATCTGAATCGATTGCATTTATCATCTCTGTACCAAAATACCCGAAATACTATTAACAGGTAATTTTGGTAGGACTAATTTATCACCCCAAGCTATCGCGCGACTGGTGTAATCATCGACTTCGGGGATATGATATAATTCACGGATNTCTTGGGCCACACCGCTAATGGTGTGACCCAAAAATTCATCATCATCCGTATGCTCGATTTGCAGATATTCTTTGCAATCTGAGAGAAGGCTCATTTATTATAGCGCAGAACGAATGCCGTGCTTGATTTCGACCACGCTCACTGATCCAGAACCGCCATTAGGAGTTAGTGTAACCCGCACATAAGGTTTGCGTCCCCAATAATCAATAGCTTGAATTGTAGGTGCATTATCAGTATCAATTGTGGTTGCATCGCCTGTATAAGCGGTAGTTGCCGCATAAGTTGCCCCATCATCCGAATCTTCGACTGTGATCGCGATTTCCTGACCTGCTGTCCAATCTGACGCGACGTCGATTACATACATTACTCCATATGAACCGCCCAATGTGCCACTAATCGTTTGTGCAGCTGAAATAGACTGTGCTTCCAGTCCCTGCGCGATTGAAATGTTTGAGTATAAATCATTCATTTTTTATATCCTTACCTTATTAATTTCGGTTGTATCGTGTGAATGCATTGGTATCATAAACTCCACCATCAATGCGAATTGTGAAGCGGTAACCAATCTCGCCAGAAGCGGCATACAATTCATTCAGCACTTTAACCTGTAGATCAGAGCGATCAACAATTGCATATCTAGAAATATCACCAAAGATGAACATAGCATCGCCATCTGATCCATTATCGGGATCGGGGAACTGATCCATTTCAAGAACGGGGAATCCATTCAAGCGCGACGGTTGTCCTAATTCAAGTGACTGAGTCCAAAGCGGCAGGCCGGTGTTCGCACCACTAGCATTGGTTCGCATCGCAAAAACCTTGGAAACCGTTGAACGCGGCATTAGCCAAGATGCGCCACGACGATATGATTGCTTGAGTTTATATGGTGCAGCCAACAGATCTGCAGGAGCAAGAACAGTAGTAGCACCAGCAATATCGTTTGCAGTCAACCCGGTGTTGGTATCCAGAATGCCCAAGGGGCCATTATTACCATCACCATTCAAGAACTCATATTCCTCTTTCGCACCCCACTGTAATGCAACTTCGCCAGCGAGAAAAGCCGAAATATTAATAACAGCATCACTAACCAGTTCTTCACTAGCTTTCAGAATGCCCTGGAACTTGCCCGGTGTGAAATTAGTGCGTCCAAAGGCATTAGAAACGGTCTGAGGGGATGTGGTAGCCTTCTGTGCGGTCTTGGTGAATGTAATCGAGCCAGCCCAACTAGGTAATTGCAAAGTACCGCGACTGGTCGTAAAAACACGCGCCAATGATCGGAAATAATTAGCTTCTTTCAGAGCCATAAGAACATCAGCTCGGAAATCAGAAGGAACCAAGTATCCACCATCGGGATCGCTCGCACTAGAAAGATTACGTTTCTGTATTTGTGCGATTTCGGGATCTAAAGTGCGTACATCTTCGTTGCGAACATATGCTTCAAATGCTCGTTTTTCAAGCACTTCGGCGGGATTAATAGCCTCATTATGAGTTGATCCCGTTTCAGGAGTATGCTGTTCGCGCGGAGTGGTTAACCAGGCATTAACTTCGGCGCCACGGGAAAGATTCTCCGCCATTTCCTTAGCTGCATGCGCCTCATTGAAGAGTTGACGCACTGTTTCACGATCGTCTGATGTAATATCTTCGCGCGCTAAAATTTCTTCAGCTTGCTTTGTTGCCGATCTGACCTTGTCAATCAACTCATTGATTGTTTTCTTATAATTCATTATAAAACCTTTGTTTTGTAGTTTAACCAAATATTTATGTCCTCTAACTCAGAGGCCAATTTTATCTTATCTTCTTTTGTGAGTGACGTCGGTCCGTCGGCTCTTGCATTTAGGACGTCGGCTTGGGTGTCCGCAGGGAACGGCACAAGTGAAACTTCCATTAATTTTATTTCTTTTATGGTTCGCCAATTATCATCGGATATATTGTCTTTAATGACTTTAAATCCGATGCTAAATTTATTTATATGTTTATCTAAAACAAGCTGTCTGGCTTCCTGTCCAGACGTTGTGCGGGCTAATTTAGCCCTTATAAAGAGCCCAGTTTTATCCTCTTTAGCTTCAGTAATTGTACCGATAATATTATTCATTTCGAGAGCTTGATGCCCCCATAAAAGCTTAACGTCGCCTCTTTTTACACGCTCTTGGATTGTTTTTTTGAATGCGCCCCGCTGAATTGTTTCGCGCAAGCTTTCAATTGGTCTAAATGTTGCAGCATATCCTTCAAGCTCTCCTTCATCTAGGGCTCGTAACTCTAAGCCTAATCCTCGATATTCAAGTTCATCACTCATAACCAAGTTTTCTCCGTGCTTCTTGTTGTGTGATTACCTGCGCAGCTAATAATTTCAGAATTCGTTCCTCTCTTTTTTCATTTCTCCAATCCAATCCTGCGACATTTTTAGTATTAAATTCCGCCCTTACATTGGCAACAGTTATTTGTTTATTATAAACTTCTGAGAATATTCTAAATAATGGTTCAAGAGTATCCTCAAAAAATGATAATCTGGCTTCATGATAATTCGCATAAGTAGATCGCTGCATTCCGTGATGTGAACCAATAAGAATGGGCGGAACTCCGATACTACTTAAAATTTTAGCTTCTAAAAGATCTGCAATATCTATTGGAATTAATGTTCTCAATTCCGCAATCGTCATTGGATGAACTTTTGCACCCTGGGAAAGAACAACCGGGGTACCGCGCTTTTTGCCGGTATATTTAGCCTGAAAATCTATTTTTAGTCGTTCAATATCATCTTCAATAACGATATAATCAGCCGGAAGTTCTATCGCCATCCCGGGAATTCCACGATTTTGCAAATATGTCTTCAGGGTATCAATGAGCTCATTATCACTGGCAATATTTCGCACACATCCAGTCAATGGGGACAATCCATAATAATCATCGCGAGGATTGGGAGCTTTAATATGAATAATATCCTCGGGACTGTATGAAAAATAGGTTCCATCATCGAGCTGATATTTATAACTACGTATATATGTTCGCGGATCGGGATTAATAGTTACCCGATCTGGCCGTAGCCACCACAGCTCAACAGGTTCGCCCGGTGTTGAACGAATAACCTTACAGTATGCATTCCCGCTTAAATAATAATGTAATAGCCCCTTAGACCAGAAATCATTACTCGTTTGAATTGGATTGGGCGATATTGCCAAATTATCAAGAACTTGGCCCATATTAACTATCTGATCAGTTCTTGTAGATTTATAAATTATAGGAGTTGCTTCACAAAAACTCGTAGATAGATAATTGAGCCCGGCCTGTACCGTACTATTTTTCTCATATCCTCCCTTCGCCAGATCTAAAAAATCAGAGGGAGGATAAACAGGCGTGGTGCGAGAATTTACAACAAGAGTTCGTTTTTCAATTTTTGGATCTTGGTGTTTTTTAAAAAGATTAAATCTCATATTAATAAACCTTAATACCTCCCATATTATCACCAAATCCAAAAACAGCCCAAACTAAAGCATCTAGTCGGTTGGGGCTTTGCCTGCTCGTCTCATCAAAATTAATCATTTCTTCTTCGAGTTCTTTAAATTTCTGTAGATGTTGAATATAACCTTTTTCGTACTTTAATGAAACAGGTTCAGCCCGCAACCGCTTAGATTTGGAGGCAACGACTTCTTTAATTTTTAAGTCCGAATCTATGTTTTTCAGACATTGCCTAACCATGTCGCCCCCATAGTTTTTTTCTGCAACTACTACATTAGCTCTATATTTGTGNTATACATCTGAAACTACTTGAGCCCANTCATTCGGGCTGTTGGGTTTAAANGACGCATCTTCTAATACATGTATATTTTTATCTTCTATGCATTTACCACAAACAACAATTCCACATTCCGTAGCTCCACCGGGAGGATCAACTCCAACTATAATTATTGAATAATTGGGCCGGCGATATGGAACCTTGATATGACCAATCATGTCCCGAGTAAAAAGTATTGACTCTAATTCCAGTAGTTTACCTAATATTTCCTGGGCTTCAAGTCGCGTTCCTGCATACATCTCAAGAACGCTCTCCCGAAATGACGGGGCTAGATTGTCTAGATTATCATATGTAGACCCTGTTGTTGTATATACTTTTGCTTCTTTTATCCACCGTTTAAGAAGGGGGATGGGTCGCGGCGTTGTTGCTACTACCGCCTGAGGATGCTGCCCTAGCCGCAACCCTAGCCGTGCTGTACTCCAAAACAACTCAGGATCATTATATGTAGCGATTTCATCAACCGCTAGATAATGATGTTGAGGACCTCTTAATCTATCTGATTCTTCTGCTGAATACGTCTTTATGATTGCTGGGGAATATGCAAATGAAATCTTACGTTTCGATGGTTCATATTTCGGCCGGTCAGTTCGCCAATTTAAATTTAATAGTCCAGATTCTCCCTCGACCAATACATCTCTCACGTCTGCGGCGGTTGCTGACACCAAGCCTATAAAATATTTTTGGTTCTCCTCAACTTTAATTTTTACCCACTCTGTCAAAGATCTGGTTTTACCAAACCCACGGCCTGCAAGTAATAACCATATATCCCAATTAACAGAAGGCGCCAGTTGTTCGGGGCGGGCTATAAAGCTCCANCGTTGAAGGAGTTCTCTAGCTGCGGCGCGCTCTGATTCGGTCAATTTCGCGTAACAATTCATCGTCAGTTCTTGGGTCGGGGATATCCATTGCGGGTGTTTGATTCTGACGATATATAAGTACTTTTAAAACAGTCTCAACAAACTCTTTCGTTCGCATATTGCCCTTCTGCTCGTCGAGCAGGTTCAAGAGCTCGGTGCTAATGTTGTAATCAGATTTCATTCTCTTATAGTATACGACATAACAATTGTGTTGTCAATGATTTTAGTATATTTTTTTGTCATATTCAAATAAACCTCCCCTATATCCCCGAATGGGGCGAAGCGAAGATTATTGGTTTATTAGTTTGATTTTGCCATATTCTTATTTAATAAGATCTTAGGTAAAAAGTGGATTGATGTGACGGATGTGTGATCACTAGTAGTCACGCGCTATCGCCTACTGGGTAAGAGTTGTGACGAGTTTGACGGGTTTGACGGGTTTTTCCTTATAGAGTATAAAATATATATATACCCTATATATTATATTATTGTTTATATATAAACTAGTCAAACCCGTCACACTATGCACAACCCTTACCCACAACGGGTTTCAAGGATTCACTAACCCGTCACCAACCCGTCACAACCCGTCACATAATACCATCCATTCCTCCGATGTTGTTTATCCCAACCCAAATACACCATTGTTTCTCTCACCCAAATTCCTAATTTAGTATTTGTCTCTCGTTTTAATCTCTCATTGTCAAGCTTAAGTCTGTCAATTAATACACTCGAACGTATTTCATCAACATCTAATGTTTCTAATATATTTTTTATTTCTTCAAGCAGTTCGGGCTCATATGATTCTTCGGCAATGTTACCATTGGCAACTGCTCGCTCCTCACGCGTAAAAGTGGTATCAAATCCACGGAGGTAGAGATCACGAGCTTCAGCCCAAACATCAGCTGGATCTATTTGCTTGGCATAATCAAAATTAATATTATTTATTTTTAAAACAATCCATCTTCTATTACCCGTTACATCTCCAAAGAAGGGGGACTTAGGGTTAAATGTAGCCATAAAGTTAACAATAGGCTTATAATTGACCGTATAGCGTCCATATGCCGGTCTCTCAGACACACTCATGGAAGTTATGAATGATTTCAAGGCTTCGGCGTCTCGCTTACGGAACGTGGCTTGAATCTCGGCTATTTCCCAAATCATTGCCTTCGACATAGTAATTCTATCATCCTTATTACTTGGATTAATCGGCTTATCTATGGCATACCCGCGGGGAAGCGAAGACCCCAGCCAATTACAGAACCAAGACTTGCCGATGCCTTGAGCGCCGCCTAAGACCATTACTTCGTTGAATTGATTGGTATAAACGCGCCGTACTGCATTAACTAACCATTTTTTTATCATACTCTTTCCCGCATCAATACCAAAATATTCAACTAATCTGTCAATAGTCCCGGCGGTATTAGGACGATCTTGAAGAGAATCCAGCCAATCTATCAGCTCATCAAAACTATTTTCTTCGATCAGTTCGGCTATTACATCATTAATAATAGAAGCATTATAAATACCTAAATCGCGCACTTCATTACGTATCCGCGCCTC